TATATTCTGGCCTTAAATTCATTTCCATAATTGTCATGATATTACCTAGACTAAAATAGTGAAGGGCTGCAGAATCATCAAGCTTAACTAAATCCAGCATTTTTATGTGATTTGCAAAATAAAATTTATAATATTCTATTCTAGGATCATTACATACTGATAAAAAATTGTTTATTAAGTAGGTTTTACCTGAGTGTCTGGGACCTTCTATGAATAGTATCATTCTAACTTAAGTTTATCTAGTTTATATGCTGAGGTCAGTGATTTTACTGCACTGGTATCTAATGTTATTATTTTACTCTTATCTACGAATTTAAACCGGACTTTATCAATTAATCCAGACTTAGTAAATTCTTCAGTATATTTTATAATTTCAAATAGCGAATCTTCGTATATTGTTACCGCTTTAATATTTACGTGATCTAATATAATCTTGCTAACAATTACTGATTTACTCTCAGCCCGGCCAAGAAAAAATACATCATCAAATTTAGCACCGTGATTCATTAAAAGTTGTAATACGGCCGGTTTGCAGGCTAAAACTCTATGGGTTACCAAGAAATTTAAAGACCCAGATCCTCTAGTTTCATCTAGGGTATTTTTAATTCCCTTAATATTGAATCTATCATCTAATGACTGAGGATCATCAAACCAGTCATATGGTTCAATACCTTTAGCCTCACTGGCTGTATAATTTGGAATGCGAAATAGAGTTTCATCAAAATCAAATATATTAATATGAGTTTCGTCTTGCATTTAAGTTTTTTACTGATAAATAACTTTGTAGTTTTAACTAATATACTTAAATAATAATGACTAGGCTCTTACGAAATACTCAAGAATATAATGGCAATCGCTATCATTTAATTAGAGATTGCGTTCAATATCAAACCCCGTTTGCGATTTATAACTTTACCAATTCAAAACAGTATAATCAATTTTTAAATGACCTAGATTCATTTGGTAAATTAAATTACTGTCTGCAAACCATAACTTCTTTAGCTGAACAACGCCATAAACTAAGAATGGTATACCCAAGTATTTTTGTTACCAATAAAGATACCAATATTAAATTAGATGATTTTAAGAAAATTATAAAAGAGTCAATTTCTCACTATAAATTAGACTCAATTGTGTGTCTGTATGACGGGTCTATCTCGGTTTTTTACAAAGACGGTAATCATCACTCAATCGGCAGTTCAATTTATTCAAGTAATCAAATGCAGGAATTTAATAGTGATTTTTATCAAATTGAAAGTATTTACTATACCTTTATTCACTAAAACTTAGCTTCGTTTATAGGTAAAATACTTTAAATGGAAGAACCAGTAGCACAACCCAAAAGAACAATTTCTGAAATATTTAGAGATAAACGTGAAACCTTTTCAGGTGAAATTTACGTAGGTATTAAACTGCTTGAAAATATTAGAAAAATGCCAGAGGCTCAAGTTACATTTTTAAGTCTTAGACAGCGACTGCTTGAAGAAAATCATACACTAATTGAACACTTTACTCAACTAAAAAAGAGTTATAGAGAGAAAAAAGGTGAGGAATGGGTCGAGGCCTCAAAAAGTCATCAAGTTCGGTTTAACTCTAGCGAAAAAAATACAATAGTTGATGGCCGAACTGCAACTATTAAAGAGCGCCTTGAACAAATTGAAAATCAAATTGCATTTTATTCAGAATCAATTAAAACGGTTGATGCTGTCTTATTTGGGGTAAAAACCCGACTTGATGTCCAAAAATTATTAGACGGTCACTAAAATAATCAATAATGATTGCTAACTTTTAAATTAGCTGCGGATCGGCAGCATCTTCAACTCATAAGTCATGATACCAAAGGCGAATTAAAAGATCTTCAGCTCTATTTTAAAAAGAGGCAAAAGGGTTATCACTTTAACCGACTATATCAACGTAAATTATGGGATGGTTATGATAAATTTATTGATAAAGATCTTAATATTGGAGTGGGTTTATGGAAAGAGATCCTAAATTTTGGAAAAAAGTATGATTACGAAATAACCATTGAAGGCCTTGACTCATTATTAAATTTAGCATTTACCAAGGACCAATTAGAAAAATTTTCATCAGTTTTATTTGATGGCTCAGGTATTGAGGTTCGGGACTATCAGTTAGAAGCAGCTCACCGTGCCCTTAAATATAAATTCTGTTCACAGGAACTTGCAACCTCATCCGGTAAAACCCTAATTCTATTTTTATATCTTTCTTTTTTAAAACGTAAAGGCATACTTAGCAAAACCAAAAAAGCCCTTATTGTTGTTCCAAATATTTCGCTGGTTAGCCAAACTGCTGAAAAATTTGAAACCGACTATAAAACTGGCCTATTGGATTGGGCGGTTTTACAAATAGGCGGATCCAATAAGTACTCAGACTCTATTTTTGAGTCTTCTGATCTTGTTATTTCTACCTATCAAAGCCTTAAAAATAAAGGTGCTGACTTTTTTCAAAAATTCAGCGTACTCTGTATCGATGAGGCACATACCTCGCGAGGAGCCTCAATTCGAGATATTCTATTGGCTTGTAAAAATGTTGAATATAAACTTGGCTTGTCTGGAACAATTCAAATTGAAGAGGAGTATTCTGATTTTTTTAAAATTCAAGAATTCTTAGGGCCATTAAGTATGGTTCTTAAATCAAATTTCTTAATCGATCAAGCCCATTCGCCTAATGTCTTTATTAAAATGCTGTCACTTAAGTATCCAGAGTCTGAGCCTTTTGTTAAAAAATATTACGAACTTAAAAAGATGGGCCAGGCTGGCAAAGATATGTTTACGGCTGAGCGTGATTTTATTATTTCATATGAACCTCGTATAAAATTTATTGCAGGCCTGTGTAGTAAATTAGACGGCAATAAGTTAATTTTATTCATAAACGTAAAGGACCAATACGGCCAGCGGATATGCGATAAAATCAAAGAAGAAAACTCAAATGCCTACTATATAGACGGTGGAGTTAAAGATACTGTACGTAATGACTATCGAGAAGAGATGGAAAAGGGTCAAGGTGTTGTATTGATTGCGAGTTTTGCAACCTTTGGAACCGGCATTGACCTAAAAAATGTTAACCACATTATCTTTGCTGAAAGTTACAAATCTGAAGTTACAATACGTCAGTCGATTGGTAGAGGTATGCGTAAGCTTGCCGGTAAACATAAAGTAACGGTATACGACCTAATTGATGATCTTGGTGGATATATTGTAAAGCACGGCAGTGCTAGGGAAAAAATTTATTTAAAAGAGCAATTTATTGTCTCTAAACACTCGTTTGATTTAGCTAAATTTATCTAATGAAAGAGCCTCTTAGATAGCGATCATAAGAGGCTCAGATAGCCGAAACTACCTACGGTCCTAAGTCCGTATATTTTTATAACTGTTTTTTAATCTTCATATGATAGCTGCTCATAGAAATATTTGGCAGCATTCTCTTCAAATTTTCTAGATCTCATCCAAATATCCTCAAGATCCTGACTTATTCTCTGCATGGTATTTAAATTATCAGCCAAAGATGCCTTAAATTTTAGAGCCTCATTTTTTAAGTTAATAAGCTCTCCTGGATAATCAGCTACTCCAATTTCCATAAGATCCTTATAGTGATCCGCATTTGCTAAGTCTACCATTTCTTGCCAATCATCGTCAGTTTTCATATCACCTTTCATTTCAATATATTCATAAATCATGGTTTGAACATCTTCTTCTATATTTGTTATTGCTGAATTTACCGCAATTACTAACCATCCACCACTTCTTCCACCAAAACCAGTATTCTCAATCCATGGATATATCTCTTCGATATCTTCTTGATACATTTCACGACTATCTTCTATAAACTGATACCATTTTTGATCAATTTGATCATCGGTTACGTCTGAATCGCCTAAAATCTCTCTACACTTATCAAAATCTGGAAAAACATGTATTTTTACATTTAGGGCAAAATGATCTCGCCTAAACTCTCTAGACTCTCTATTCCACTCATAATCATCACGTAGTGTATTCCAATATTCAGCAACTTCAGCAATTAAACTTGGTAACTCTTTCTCAAAGTCAAAATCGTTAAAGTCAGCCGGCGAAAATTCAAAATCTGTTTTATAAAATGACTCATTTATAAATTTAGCTTTACTTATTTCGATTGCCTGTAACTGTTTAACTGCTTTTTTTTTACTGGGATGAGTTCCTAATACCTCAGTACCGGCTTTGTTAAGAACAATCCAAGACTTACCTCTTTTTGCAATTTTTTCATTTAACAGAGTATATTCATTAAATCTAATTACTTGGGACTCTGCCATAACCGGTATTAGTGCAGCAGGTTGTTTAATTACCTGTATAGTATTTACAATTTCAGTTACTTTAGTCTTGATTATTTGTAGTTTTTGTACTTGGTCAGCGGTTAACATATCATGCCCTTCTTCAATTATAAATAAATATTCAATAAACGAATCAATTGGTTGTTCCATTTTTTATATTGATATTTTTGTTGATATCACTAATCCCAATAGCAGTTTTGCATAAATTAATTGAAAGTGATAATATGTTAATATAATCTGATACTCAGATTTATTTAGGCTAACAATACCGGTTTTAGTAGAGAGTATTCCTAATTTATTTATTATTGAAATACACTCAGCTTGACTGTCTGTTAATTTTAATAAAATTTCTCCCATTGTTGAATAGCTCAAGGCCGTTCGGTTATCTTTTAACTGGCTACACCAGGCTTCAGCAACCTGTGCTGCATTTCTCTTTACCAATAAATTCTTTGACTTTATTGCCCGGGTTAAGGTTTTTGAAATTTTATCTAAATTGGTTATGTTAGATGAAACGTTTATAATCCAGTTAAGCTCTTGTTCAAATATAACAATTGAAAGTTTAGATAGGTCAGATTCAGTATATACAAATTTAATTAACTGATGATTTCTATTATATAAATCGGAAGGCTCATCAAGGTCTAATAGATTTCTAATACTTGGAGACTCTGCCATTTCAATATTAAATTCAGTAAATGGAAAATTTTCTAAAATTGGAAATATTCTATTAATTAAATATTTTTCTTTACTTATTGAGCTTATCATTATACTTATTAAAATTAGCGATTTAATCTATTTATAATTAATATTATACAAATATACGACCATCTACCATTAGGTCATCAGGTATACTGGTTAAACCTGTACAGCCGCCTAAGGATAAATTTCCTCCAACCTTTAAATCATGAGGTAAACTCCTTAAACCTGTACACCCGCTTAAGTATAAGTTTCCTCTAACCTCCAACCCAGCCGCTAAGCTGGTTAGACCTATACAGTCACGTAAGTTTAAGCTTCCGCCAACCTTTAAATCGGCAGGTAAACTCTCTAAATTAATACAGCCATATAGGTGACAGTCCCCTTCAACCTCTAAACCTGCTCCTAAACTCTTTAAATTTCGGCAATCACTTAATTCTAAGTAGCCTGAAACCTTTAACCCATCAGGTAAACCGGTTAACTCTGTGCTGCTTCTTATGTATAAGTTTCCAATTCCATTTGTATCATTGTGACCTTTAGGATCATAATTAAGAATCATCTGTTCAATCCCCATCCGACTTCGTAGGTCTCTGAATTCCTTATCTGAAACAACCCCAATTGAATTTAGGTCCCGCACTGACTCTATATCAGATTTAGATAAGGGATTCCAGTTCTCAAATAGTTGCAGATACTTCATATGGTTATTTATCTAACTTATATTTCACTACCGGTCAAACTATTTTTTAAATAATTAGTATAATATTAGTATGAGCCATATTTTAGAGAACCAGATAAAATCATTAGATCTTAAGCAAAATGCAATAAAAATCCTTATTAATTCTTTTTATGGAGCATTTGGCAATCGCTACTTTTATTTTCATAATAATGATATTGCCCAGTCAATTACCCTACAGGGTCAAGACTTAATAAAGTTTTCAATCAAGGCAGTTAATCACTATTTTCAAAATAAGTGGCACCTAGATTCAGAACTACACCAAATATTAGGCATATCTAATATGAAAATTAATCAAATTAAGAAAGAGGCCGCAATTTATACTGATACCGATAGTGTCTATGTCTGCTTTGACTATGCACTACAGTCAGTTGAAGGTTTATCACTTGACAATAAAAAGTCACTTGAATTTTGTTTGGCACTTAACCGCCACCGATTAAATGACTATTTTAAACAGGCGTTTGAAAAATATGCAACTCATTTTAATACAGATAACAGACAAAATTTTGAATTAGAAAATTTATCTAGGTCTGGCATTTGGTTAGCTAAAAAGAAATATATCTTAACCGTTTCATATAAAGATAATAAAAATGAGCGACTATTAGAAAAAGAATCGCTAATTATAAAAGGGTTAGAGGCAATTCAGGCATCATATCCAATTTGGGCACGTGCTCATTTACAAAAATTATATACCTATATTTTAGATAAAGGATATTCTATTGATTTAGAAACGGATTTAATTCCAAAATTACAAATATTAAAAACTGAATGTGATGCTTTACCAATTGAGGATATTGCATTTAACTTTTCAGTAAGAGTATACGAAGACTATTTAACAAGCCTATTGCCATTGGTTATGGAAAAGGGTATGCCAATATACGGTAGAGCCTCAGCCTATCATAACCATCTTATCAAAAAGACAAAAAGCGAAAAATATTCATTAATTCGTAGCGGTTCTAAAATTAAATTCTACTATGCCTCGCCGAATGAACACAATTTTGATATTTTTGCATATTCACCAGGCTCATTTCCAATTGAATTTGCCGTGCCGCTTGATCGTGAACAACAATTTTTTAGACTAATTATTGAACCTATTAATAAATTACTGGTTGCAATGGGCTATCCGGAATTAACCGCAATCCTAACTCGAAAAGTTGAAATAATTAAAACCCGGAGCCGAACTAAAGAGTTTACAACTGAAGAGACCTATCCGCTATATTCAGTAAACTCAGAATCGCTGGAGTATTGTGAAATTCCAGAAATATGCCAAGAATATATTGAATCATCTGATAAAAAAGTACCAACTGAACTATTCATAGTCTATATTTCTTCTATTTCTAAATATGGTTTAAATACGGTAATTGTTCCAAAGCACGAGCTTCATAAATACCGAGAGCGTATTGCCAAGAAAAAAGGCATTAAAATTGAAAAGCCTCAAGATAATACTGTTGCACCAAAGTCAAAAAAGAAGGCTGACTTAAAACAAACTCAAATTTCGTTTTAACTAAATGAAGCGCGAAGAACTAATACATTTTGTTACAACACTATTACGCAAAAGATTTCATGATAATTTTGAAAAACAAAAGGTTGATAATGATACTGACCGTAAATTAAATTTTGCGTGTCCAATCTGTGGAGACTCTGAGAAAAAATCATCTAAAAAACGCGGTAATCTATATTTAGATACTGGAGCATATAAGTGCTTTAACGATGGCTGCATGGCCTATATGACTCTTGGCGAATTTGTTGCCAAAATGAGTAAAGATCATGGTATTATGCTGCCGAGCTTTGTGCTTGATGTTGAATATAAACCAGTTAAAAAAGCCAGAGACGACAATCAATTAGTCAGGTTTATAACCTCTGATACCAGTGAGCTGGTTAAAATAACCGATATAATTAACCGGTTCGGGCTTAAGCGGCTTGACCAGTTAGAAACTGAGTCTCGTGCCCTGTCCTATATTAATGGCCGAGACCTGGCTCTAATTGAAGAATACGGAGACTATCTCTATTCAGACTCAGCTGACAATAAAATTTATATTTTTAATTTTGATAGGCGATCAGGCCGAGTCTTGGGATTTTCAATGAGAAGCCTTGACCCAAATTCTGATCGTAAATATATTATTAAAACCTATACTGATCTTGCTGGAATTTTTAGTCAAAAAGGTCTTAATAAACAGGTAATTGAAGATGCAAACTTTTTAAATAATTATTTTAATATTTTAAATATTGATTTCGCTAAACCTATTTTATTGGCTGAGGGTCAATTCGACTCACTATTACTCGATAATTGTATTGCCACCTCTGGTGTTTCAAAAGCAAAGAGTATTATGTCTAATCTTGGAGCAAAGAGTGGAATAAAAATTATATTTGATAAAGACAAGGCTGGCCGTACCCAGATGATGCAGTTTATAAAGCAGGGTTATTCAATATTCCTATGGAATAAAGCAATAAGCGAATTAAAGCCTTTGTGCCAGAACTCATCTGAATTCATTAGGCTAACTCAGATAAAAGATATTAACGACCTGTTTTCATTTTTACGAAAGTCAAACCCTGACTATTCATTGGCAACATTTAACAAATGGATTAATACAAACTTTAGTGAATCGGTTTATGATATGGTTTATCTATAAATAACTATATGAAACCTAAAGAGTCAAAAAGTATTAAAACGTTTTTAAAACCGCGGGCTGGCGCAATCAAGCAGGGCTATTTTAAACCCGCTCACCCTGACAAATATATTGGAGATATTTCTCAAATTATTTTTAGAAGTTCTTGGGAATTTAAGTTCCTAAAATGGTGTGATTTAAGCCCAACTATTATTCAATATTCTTCTGAACCGGTTGGAATCAGCTATTACAGTCCACTTGATAAAAGAGGTCACACATATTATGTAGATTTCTATATTGTTACTCGGGATGCAGATGGTAATGATCAAAAGTGGCTAATTGAGGTTAAACCTGATAAGTACGTCAAGGCTCCAGTTGTGCCGAAGCGAATGACTGATAAACAGACTGCAAATTACGTATATGCAGCAAAGCAGTTTATTGTAAATAAAGCTAAGTTTGAGGCCGCTAAGGATTTTGCAATTCACAGAGGTATGAAATTTGGAATAATCACTGAAAACTTTTTGTTTAAGTCAATATAAAATAGGTAAATGCAGTTAGCTAAATTAAAAGAATTTATAAAAGACGGTCAAATTCCAGAGTTTAGCTCAGCCGGTGCAAATAACTATTTAGAAGAGGTTTCAATTCCAGTAGACCACCGAACCTGTCTGAGTGGCCACATTTACACATTTAAGTCAATAAGTCAAATTGGAAAAACTTTGTCGGTTGATGAATGGTTTGAAACCAGTAAATCTGAATATTTAGATAACCAGCCTATTTTTATATCATTAGGCCAAGAAGAAGGGTCAACCGAACTTGGTCTTAATTTAAAAGTGATGCCTACTCGACTTACTGAAGAATTGGTTAGATCTTATCTTAAAGTTATAACCCCAATGTTGGATAAAATAGTTGACTCAGATGGAAATTTCATTGATTTGGCAGAGCGAATTAAGCTACCTGCAAACAATTCACTATCTAGACTTGTTAATCGAGACTATTTTAGTAAATATGAATACTGGATTGATAAATATAGAAGAGAGGATATGAGTTATTTAACTTTAATTGACTGGCCGGATGTTCCGAAGTTGACTAAGATTAACTATTCAAATAATATAATAAGAAAACTTTAAATAATACTAATAATATATGGCAGGATTTTTAGATGCAAACCCAATCAAGTCTCTTAGATCACGACTTAGTGAACTTGGAAATTATGGTATGAGATATAATGATCTCTTAATTAAAAATTCACAAGCAATTGGATTTATTGAAGGTCAAATGGGCGGAACGGGTTCCGGTATGGAAAATGATCTTATGCGAGCAACCCTTGCCCTATCTGATACAACAAGTTCATTAAAAACAAAATCAATTGCGTTTTTTCAAATGGATTATGTATCAAAGCGTGAAAGGCTCAGAGATATTGCATCAAACGGAGAAATTGAATTTATTATTGAGACCATTGCTGATGACTCTATTGTATTTGATGAAGACAATCGTTTTTGTTATGCAAATGACCTGGTTGGAGAATTAAACTACAGCGGTTCAAATAAGGCACAGCGACTACAGTTTCAAGAAAAAGTAATAGAGAAGTATTCTAATAATTTTCAAAAGATATACAGTAAATGGGGCTTTGATCAAGGAATTTCTGCCTGGCAATATTTTTATCAATTTTTAATTGAAGGCCATTTGGCATTTGAAATAATTTATGATGATTTAGTTAATCCAAAAGAAATAATTGGATTTAAAGAATTGGATCCATCTACTCTATATCCGGAAATGAAGAATGGAGCAGGTGGAAAAATTGAACTACAGTGGTCTCAACGTGATCCCATCTCTAAGTCAGTTAAAACCTTAACTGATTCTCAAATAATCTATATTTCGTATTCTAATCATATGCGAACCAAACGGGTTAGTTTTGTTGAGCGGTTAGTTAGGTCATTTAATTTATTAAGAATTCTAGAACACTCAAAGATTATTTGGCACACAATGCATGCCCCTATCAGATTAGTAACAACCGTTCCGATTGGAACAAAGTCACTGCAGAAAGCAAAAGAGGATGTTAGAGAATTTACAAACTCATTAAAAGAAGACATTTATTTTGATGGATCATCTGGCGAACTTAAAGTTGATGGAAAACCAAATATCCTATTCTATAAAAACTATGTAGTTCCAGCAAATGCTGATGGTCAAAAGGTTGATATTACTCCGTTAGAATATCAAGGCCCTAATTTATCAGGCTCAGAATTATTAAAATACTTTAATCAAAAACTTCAAATGGACTCAAAAATTCCAGGTTCAAGGTTTGCTGAAGGCGGCGGTACATTTACTTTAACAGCTGAAGGTATTAGTCGTGAAGAGATTAGATATAATAAATTTATACAACGATTGCGCTCTGCCTATAAAGAGTTATTAACAAAACCTCTTTATCTACAAATGTGCCTAGATATAAAAGAGCTTAGAAATGATCCTAAGTTTCCAAATGCAGTTGGTTTAAGATGGCATAATGATAATGTGTTTGAAGAGATTAAAGAGCAGGATCTTATTAACAAACGTATTGCAACAGTTAATGCACTTAAGGCAGTTGCAAATGATGATAAGACTCCGTATTTCTCTACTGAATATTTAATTAAAGAACACATGAAGCTTAGTGATGAATCTATTCAAAAGAATAAAGACTATTTAGCAAGTTATGGAGCTGCGGCTGAAGCGGCTGAAGCCTCTGGTGGAGAAGCTGGTGGAGGTAAGGGTGGAGCTGCTCCCGCTGCAGCTGCTGGAGAATCTGGTGAATTTAAGACAGAGTTAGGAGCAAAGGGTCAATTATAATTAATCCGAATATAGTGCAGCAAATGCTCTAACTCCATTAATTGCAATGGTAATACCTAATCCTGCTTTATGCACATCAGCAATGTCAGATAGAGTAAATGGTGTAGCCACAATTGTATAAATCTTAGACATCATTACATAACTATGAATTTGTTCGTCCGCTGATTTTTCAATATTGTCAAGTGACTCTTCTTCAAATTCAAATAGGTATCCAGTTGCATCAAAGCCAAAGTTAGGTTCGCCTAATACTTCTCCTTTTTTAGTTAGCAGAGTCATTCTAATTTGAGTAATGGTATTTTCGATTTCATCACTGGATTCATATATCCCAGTTCTATAGTTTGGATCAAGTGGGTCTCTAAAAAAAAAGTCAAGCATATC